TTACTCTTGATTTACTACTTGTTTTGTCATGTGTTCCAAGAACTTCTGTGACTCTGAATGGAGATCTTCTTGGAGCGCTTTTCGGTATACACCCTTCATCACATAATCACTTTTCCAGCCGCCAAGTTTTAGAATGATGGAATCCGGCATGCCTAAAGAGTGGGCTTTGGAGGCAAAGTAGGACCGGAGACGATGAATTCCGAAATGGGGCAGCCCTGCCTTTATTTCGACTCTGACCATTGCTTCATATATCTTACCGAGATCTCCGTTACAGATATAGCCTTGCTCTCTTATCCTGTCTGCCAGCTCCTTCGGAAGCGGTACTTTTCTGTTACTTCTCTCCGTCTTTGTAAAGTTCTGTACAACCCATTCCTTCTTTATGTTCTTCACCTTCGCCTTGTTAATCGTGAGAATATTATCCTCCGATAGATCTGCCGTAGTTAAAGCTCCAATCTCCGACCTGCGGAGCCCAAGAGAGGCGAGATAAAGGGGAACCCAATACTTCTTTAATCTTGGAGAATTATCTATATAGTTGAAGAGGGTAGCGACTTCCTCATCGCCCGGCGTGTATATATCTTTCTGCGCCTTCCTAGGCAGCTTCGTCCGGATGACGAAATCGGGTCTAAACTCATGCAGTACGGAGACAATCAAGCCGTGACGGTTATAAACTGTTTTAGGGCTGACGGAGTGCACCATATCGTTCACTAGAGCCGTCAAAGTGTACTGGGTGATATCTTTTAGGGGGAGAGAAGTAAAGTGGTCAGGAATGCCTTTAAGCGTTGCTCTGTAGCCTACTATAGTTGAGGCGGAAAGAATATTTTCCTTCGCCTTTATGTATTTATCTGCGTAGTCTAAAAAGGTTCCCTTTAAATTTGCTCCGGGAACCTCGTTTAGTAATTCATTTGTGGCCAGCAGAACGTCCCTCTGCGTGGGCGGTTCGTCAAATAATAAGCTCTGCCGTTTTCCATTTATCATTTTTCTGATTCGATACTTCCCGGAAGGAAGCTGGTCAACACCTTTAGGAAGTTTATTCATATCTATCCTCCTAGTTATAATCATTAAGGTCGACACTGATGAGACGAATAGACGGAACGCTGTCACCTAAATCATTAACATAGGCAGCAGGATCTATTTTGTCGAGAGGAGAGGGCACAGGAAAATCATCCCCGTCTTGTCTTAACCCTTTGAGCTGTAAAGCAAGGCACTCCTTAGCCATATCCACAGCATCGTCCAGGTCGTTTCCACAGGTGGCCGCATCAAAATCAGGAAATAAAACCGAGAATCTCCCGTCCTCTTCTTTATAGAAAATTGCCGGATAAACGTATTTCATAGATCTATCCTCCTACCTTCTCCAGTAGTGCTTCTTGCAGTACCTGAGAGAAGTTTATTCCTTGTGCTAAAGCTTTTTCATTCAGCCACTCCGGAATAGTAAGGGTTTTCTTTATAGCCTTATTCAAGTTCTGCTTTCTATACCTTTCTGTATCACAGGCGACAAAGTTTTGAAATTCTCCTGATTCTAAGGGTAGTTTTTCGGATGGTACCGGAATAGGAGTGCCTTTATCTTCATAACTTACCAAGGTCATGGCCAAAACGTCTTCAGCCATATAGAGGGCATCTCCTAGATCATCACCGCAGGTGTAGCAGCTTTCCAAGTCGGGGAAGTTCACGGAAAATTGTCCGTTGTCTTCTGGTGTAAATACTGCCGGATAAACGTACTTCATATATTTTCTCCTTCCGGAAGAGGGGCTATCTCAGCCCCGCATCCTTTAAAATTCTGTTTAATGTTCCGGTTGCTATCTCTTTCGATTGGTGCCTCGGTAGCCTGAAGCTTTTCCTTGTGATTTCACTGTACCATTCGTCATGTTCTTTGCCATGCTCTACTAGGTAGCAACCATTTTTCTTCAAGAGTTTACTTAGTTCTGAAACTTTCATTTTCTTTCTCCTCTATTAATATATATTATACACGTATATAATACGTATATCAAGGATTTTTGGGATAAAATTATAAAAAATACCCCTAGTTTCATCGTTGATTAGGCGACTACTTCTAGGGGTGATATTATGGCCTCATGGTCGGCGAGCTTACAGTTCGCTTAAACGTTAATTCGATTACATGAGTAAACAGCGTATTTCTACCTGCACATGTATTATAACAAGTAAAACTTAAAAGAAAAGTATATTCCTAGAGGTACTCTAAAGTATCGGGCTTAACTATTATGCTGAATTGTGGTGCGTGTGCTCTACTTATTATTGGGTGAAGACGCCAAGATGGAAATCATTTTTGCTGCAGCATCGACTTTTTCATCCGGAAGCTGATATAGCGTTTCAACTAAGTTAGCTAGGCTTCTGTTGTTAATAATTTTCTCTACGAGTTCCGCATCCTTTTGATCTTTAAAAACCTTATAAAATGTTATGGCTTCCCTTGGCTCATCAAGCAGAGCGGACTTTTCAACATGAAAATAATCTGCTAACCGTTGTACTTTTCCCATGCGGGGAATTGCACCGCCTTTTACCCAAGAATTGAATGTTTGCGGTGCTACGTTTATATCCTTTGCGACTTCAAGCTGCGTCTTTTGTCTGTCTTGGAGTAGTCTATTAAGGTTGCCAGAAAAAATTTCCCTCTGGCGATTCTTTTCAATTTCCGTTTCTGCATTGGTTATAATTTCATCCTTTGTCATGATTGGTCCCCTCCTTTCTAACTATAGTGTCTACTAATATACAATATCATTTTATTAGTTACAATAATAAAATCCGAAAAAAATTTCTAGAAAAATATTGACATACGACAAAATCGGATTTACTATGGGGCCGTAGAGAACAGTCATTTTAATAAATCTTATCTACGAAAGGAGGTTGAGATATTGGAACAGCTTAAAATAAGCCTAGCCGCAGCGCGGGTAAATGCGGGGCTGACGCAGTCTGAAGTGGCTAAAATAATGCATATAAGCCCTAATACATTAGTTTCATGGGAAAAAAAGAAGTCAGAACCTAGCATTTCTCAAGGAAGAGCGTTAGCGAAATTGTATGGTGTCTCATTAGACAACATTATTTTTTTTGCTATATAATCCGATTTAATCGGATTACTTCTATAAACTAACGCGAAAATGGTAACGGTTTTAGCATCTAGCGAACATACTTTTAACATCTAACGGAATTACCAAAATTCAATAAAAAGAAAGGAGGAAAAAGAAAATGGACTATTTCAAAAATAAGGTATGCATCGAGGTCGAGTTCGTATCCGAGTGGCCTGATACTGCGGAGAAGGGGTTGTCAGAAATGAAAACTGCAATTAGTAAGTGGGCTTCGAAAAATAGAATTATGTTGAACAGCATACGCAAAAACACGGAAGTTGAATCGGTTTCCGAATAAGAGGAAAGAAAGGAGGAGCAAAATGGCGCAATACAAAGTTAAAGCGACTATAGAGGTAGAGTACGATGCTGAGTATACCGGCAAGATGACAAGTGCTTTGAAAGAAGCGGAAATTACAATCATCGAGGCACTTTCAAAACTTGAATTCCTATCATCTTGTGAATTCAAAAAAGTAAAAATTCAGTCGGAAGACCACTAAAAGGAGGAAAAGGAAAATGCGTGATTACAGAGTACCGAAAAACATAGGGGGATTTAACCTTCAGAAGCTTTATACAGAGATTCTTAAGAGTGATACGGAAGACCATTGGTACATGCAGAAGCATAAGGACAAGACTTTAATCGCTACCCACGGAGCCTTATACATTGTTCCCGGAAAATTCCCGCTGGCAGAGGGATTTATTGAGGAACGTGAAGCTATTAAGGCCTTAATACCTAAATGGGATAACGGAGTGCCTTGTGTGGATACTAAGTCAGAAATGGCACTAACTGATAAGACGGTAGTAAAGGTTTTCCGGAAAGACGAAAAGGATATCTATTTCGACAAAAAGTATTTCAAGTACTTCGCAGACGACACCTTCGAGTATCGAATGGCGGATAAAGGAAAAGCATTGTGTATAGCCTATAAAGGCGAGCTTATAGCATTGATTCTTGGAATCAATGTTTCTAAGTAAGGGAGGGAAAAGAATTGAACGAGTTACAAGTATTCAGAAATGCCGAGTTTGGAGAACTTACTCTATTAGAAATAGACAACGAACCTTGGTTTGTTGGAAAGGAAGTAGCTGAGAAGCTGGGGTATTCAGATGTTAACCACGCCATACTTGACCATGTGCCAGAGGAAGACAGAGTTAACTCAAAAACTCAAGGACATTTTACCCCCGAGTTCGGACAGCGAGGGGCGTGGCTAATTAACGAATCCGGTCTTTACAGCTTAATTCTCGGAAGCAAGCTGGAATCCGCTAAGAGATTCAAGCGCTGGGTTACAAGTGAAGTCCTTCCGGCAATCAGAAGAACTGGATCCTATAGTAACCAGCCTACAGGAGGAAAGCTTTTGGCTATGGCTGTACTGGAAGCACAGAAGCTTTTAGATGCTAAAGATGAAGAGATTGCAAGAATGAAACCCAAAGAGATCTTCGCAGACAGCGTAGCAAGTTCCCACAGCACGATCCTAATCGGAGAACTGGCAAAGATTCTAAAGGCTAACGGATTTGAGACAGGCCAAAAGAGACTGTTTGAGACTCTCAGGCAAGACGGATTCCTTATAAAGCGTAAAGGTTCAGATTATAACATGCCTACTCAGAAAGCTATGGAGCTCGGGCTGTTTGAAATCAAGGAAACGGTGATTACTAATCCGGACGGCTCAATCAGAGTAAGCAAGACAACGAAAGTAACCGGTAAAGGACAGATCTATTTTGTAAACCACTACTGCGGAGGATATAAGGAGGAAATAGCATGAAAGAAGTAACTATCAAGATTGACGACGAAGTTTATGGGTTTTACTTGGCTATAGCAGTTTCCCAAGGCTACATGAGCTTAGAAGATGTTATCGCTGCAGCAGTACGGGAACACTATGAATGGGAAGTCTAACAAAGAAAATGGAGTTACCGATTTACCAGATCAGTAACTCCGAGAATAAAATTATGAGTTTAATTCATGCAAATTATAGCACGGACAGGAACAGGAGTAAAACATGAAAGTTTACATAGAGATAAGCAAGGCAGCATTTAAATACTTCTCAAACAAAGCAAAGGAGCAAGGCGTTCCGGTAGAGGCCTTACTCTCCGGAGAAGTGGAAGCACTTTACTGCATCGCTCTTGAAGAGAAATGGAGAGAGGAAGACTTCGAGGAAGCTTGCGGGAAAAAGAATTTACACGGCGGTGACTGCTGGGATCCGGGAGATTAGAAAGGAGGACTATGAGTGATGTGTCCTACAACAATAAAGCTTGCAGAAATTCTAGACATTCCTCCGGAGGATCTGGAAAAGAGGCTCGAAAAGAATACTCTGAATTTAGCTCAAATCACAATCGTGTCTGAGTGCATGGATCTAAGCATGGAGCAGACCATGAAGAAATTCTTTCCGGGGTTCATGTATAGAAGAAGTGTGATTAGAAAGGAGGTAGCCAATGCCAAAAAGCAGAATAGGAATGAAACGCGGTGAAGAAATAACCCGTTTTTTGGAAATAGGTAAGGCCAAAAAGGGTGTTCGGCAGAGCGCAGTGGCTAAGTATTTAGGTATGTCCGAGAAAACACTCAGCTCCCGAAAGGCAGACGGGGAGTGGAGCCTTTTGGATTTTGCACAGCTTTGTAAGTACTTTGGTGCTACAGACGAGGAGATCCTAAGCATGGTGAAAAGCTATTTTTCGCTCTTTACAGGGAACATCGTTAGAAAGCCCGGCAAGGTAGGTGCGTAATGAAAATCATAGCAAAAGGGCTTAGTTACCTAAATTTATTCTTTTTAATGACAGTAGTAGCAGCAGTGGACAGCGAGGGCATACCAACATCGGTTTTGATGGGGTGCTTACTATTAAGCATTGCTTTAGGAGTTTTACTCGCGTATTTCATCAGTTTTTTAGATTCACAGGAGAAAAAGAAAAGGAGAAAGAGAAATGGAAGTCAAATTAACAGATGCAGACGTAGACGGGTTGGCTAAGAGAATTGTGGAGTATCTCTGGGAGGGAATTCCAAAAGAAGCGATTCCGGATCCGCCGAAACAGGTAAAAGATGTTCAAGCGGAAAAGCCTATAGAGCCGGTAAAAGAAGAAACTGCAGCTAAACCGGAAGAGACAGTTAAACAGGAAGAGACTGCATGCACCCTTGAGCGGGTAATCAAAGCTGTGAAGGAGTACACCTTGAAAGACAAAGAAGGCGCAATGAAGCTGAAACCTATCCTCCAGTCCCTCGGAGCGAAAAAATTGTCCCTGCTGCCGAAAGAAAAGCTTCCGGAGTTTATAGAGGGCGCGCGGAAAGTGGGGGTAGAGATCTAATGCCGGAACATGAGAATCGAGCGCACGCACTGCTGTCTGCAAGCGGGTCACACAGGTGGATGACCTGCACACCCTCCGCAAGGCTGGAAGAGTGCTGTGAGAATAGAACGTCAGACGCAGCCAAAGAAGGAACTCTTGCCCATGAGCTCTGCGAGATGAAGGTAGCAATTCTAAGGGGGGAAGATGTTAAAGAATCCGACTATGAGAAGCTCCTTAGTGACCCGATGTACACAAAAGAAATGGGGGCTTGCACGGACAGCTATGCAGAGTTCTGCGTTGAGACTGCGAAGGAAGAGAAAGGGCTCCCCATCATCGAGGTAGAACTCGACTTATCCGCGTACATCCCGGAAGGCTTCGGTACCGTGGACTGTGTGATCATCAGCGAGAAAACCCTTCACATCATAGATTTTAAGTACGGGCGAGGCGTAGAGGTGTCTCCGGTAAAGAACAGTCAGTTAATGATTTATGCCTTAGGCGCCTACGACCTATATAGTCCCTTCTACGACTTTGAAAATGTGAAGCTTACGATTGTGCAGCCGAGACTCGCAGCAGAGCCGAAAACTTGGGATTGCAGTATTCAGGACCTATTAGACTTCGGAGAAAGATTGAAACCTATAGCTGCCCTCGCCTTTAAAGGCGGAGGAGAATTTGCTCCAAGCGAGCACACCTGCCAATTCTGTAAGGCAAAGTACACCTGTAGAGCAAGGGCAGACAAGAACTTATCCACCATGTTTTTACAGGAAAAGGATCCTTACACTTTATCGAATGACGAAATCGGAGAAATTCTTACGAAGGTCGCAGATTTTCCCAAGTGGATAAAAGACTTAGAGGACTACGCCTTAGAGCAGCTTCTTTCCGGAAAAGAAATCAAAGGATACAAGGCAGTAGAAGGAAGGTCCAGTAGAGTATGGAGCGATGAAAAGAAAGCCTTTGAAACGATTATTAAAGACGGCACAGAGGAACAGGCGCTCTATGAGACAGTGCCTTTATCGCTCGCTAAAATTGAAAAGCTTCTCGGTAAAAAGAAGTTTGCTTCCTTAGTTGGGGAGTATGTAACAAAATCGCAAGGAAAGCCGACACTTACGCTTTCCAGTGATATAAGACCATCAATTCAGGACGTTAAGTCCATGTTTAAAGAAGAAGGAGAAAATTAATTATGGGAACAGCAATTACTACAGGAGTCGTTAGATTATCTTACGCACACATCTTTGAGCCGGCAGCAGATTTATCCGGAAACATTAAGTATCAGGCTACTTTACTGGTGCCAAAGACCGACACAAAAACCATTAAGGCTGTAGAGGATGCCATCGAGGAAGCGAAGCAGCTGGGAAAAGACTCCAAGTTCGGGGGGAAAATCCCGCCGAAGCTTACTATTGCGTTCGTAGACGGCGACGGCGTTCGTCCTACAGACGGTGAACCGTACGGCGAGGAGTGCCACGATCATTACATCATTACCGCTAAAGCCAATGAGAACCGCCCGCCTCTCGTAGTAGATAAAAATTTACAGCGTATCTTAGACCAGACTGCCGTATACAGCGGATGTTTCGTAAGAGCAAATATTAACTTTTATGCTTACAACTCAAACGGCAACAAGGGAGTTGCCTGCGGACTGAACGGCATTCAGTTTGTCCGTGACGGAGAGCCGCTCGGAGGCGTTCAGATTACGGCAGCAGGTGCGTTCGGAGACGGCTTCGTGTTTGAAGAGGACGATGTAAACGACATTCTTTAATCTGGGAGGGAGGCTATGCAGCACCTAAGTATCGACATTGAAACATCTTCGGATGTGGACATTAGAAAATGCGGAGCCTTTAAATATGCAGAATCGGAAGCGTTCCGCATTATGCTCCTAGCCTACGCCTTTGATGATGAGCCTGTAGAAGTTCTCGACTTAGAAAAGGGGGAGGAAATGCCCTCTTTTCTTTTACAGGCCTTGCAGGATAAAGAGATAATTAAGCATGCATATAACGCGACATTCGAGTGGCTTTGCTTAAATAGAGCGGGTTATAAAACCCCTATAAATCAGTGGCAATGCGATATGATTCACGCGATGTACTTAGGTTTTCCTGCCGGACTCGAGGCTACTGGAGAAGCGGTAGGGCTTCCGGAAGACAAGAAGAAGCTTGCAGTAGGTAGACAGCTAATCCGTTATTTCTGCGGCGGTAAGTATAAGCCTGATGCGGATAAATGGAATCTTTTTAAAGACTATAACCGGCAGGACGTAGAAGCGGAGAGGGCGATAGAAAGAAAGCTTTCTTCCTTCCCTGTTCCGGCTCTTGAATGGGAAAGATGGCGAAGGGATGTTCTTATGAACTATTACGGCGTAGGGGTAGACATGGATCTCGTAACAGGGGCTTTGGCCATTCAAGAGGAGAGTGTACAGCGTCTTACAAATGAAGCTGTGGCCATAACCGGTTTAGAGAATCCAAACAGTCCGACGCAGCTTCTGGAATGGGTAAATACGGAAGGCGTAGAACTTAAGAGCATACAGAAGAAGGACGTGCAGAACGCTTTATCCGGAGATCTCCCGCCGAAGGTCCGCAGGGCTTTAGAGATACGGCAGCAGCTCGGAAAGACATCCGTTAAGAAGTATGATGCGATTCTTTCTTCAGTCTGCAAGGACGAAAGAGTGCGAGGCATTTCTCAGTTCTACGGAGCTAGGACAGGGCGGTTCAGCGGCCGCCTTGTGCAGATGCAGAATCTGCCCCGTAACTACTTGGAGCCCTTGGCCGATGTCCGGGAGATTGTGAAGGCAAGGAACTTTGAAGTTTTAGACCTGATCTACCCAAGCATTGCAGACACCCTCTCCCAGCTTATCCGTACGGCCTTCGTACCTAAGAATGGCAAGAAGTATGTTGTGGCGGACTTCTCTGCGATCGAGGCTCGAGTTATTGCGTGGCTTGCTAGGGAAGAATGGGTAAATCAGGTTTTTGCGACTCATGGAAAGATTTATGAAGCGACTGCTTCTCAGATGTTCCATGTACCTATTGAAAAGATTGTAAAAGGGAATCCGGAATACGCTCTTCGGCAGAAAGGAAAAGTCGCGACTTTGGCTCTCGGCTATCAAGGCGGAACGAATGCACTTATCTCTATGGGAGCTTTAGATATGGGGCTCACAGAGGAAGAACTTCCGGAAATTGTTACTAGATGGCGGAATGCGAACAAGAACATTGTGCGTCTATGGTACAAGGTCGGAGAGTGCGCTATGGCCACTACAAAGGACGGAAGGGCGAGAATATACAACGGCTTAATATTTAGGCTGGAAGAGGATTTAAATAATGGCCTTCGTTTCCTCACAATTGAACTACCGAGCACGCGAAAGCTTTTCTACTGTAAGCCCTTTATCGGAATAGGGCGGTTCGGAAATGAGGTTTTAACCTTCTTTTCCCAGAACCAAACTACGAAGAAATGGGGAGAAGAGCAGACCTTCGGCGGGAAGCTTGTGGAGAACATCGTGCAGGCCATTGCCCGGGATTGTTTATGCGTAACGCTTGACAGGATAGCTGAGCGCCATTTGCAGCCGGTTTTCCATGTGCACGATGAAATCATCGTGGAAGCGGACGAAAGCCTCACAGTGGAAGAATTATGCGATATTTTCGCCCTTCCTATACCGTGGGCAAAAGGACTCATACTTAAAGGAGCTGGATTCGATGGATACTTCTATAAAAAGGATTAGTACGGCAAAAAGCCGAAAAAGTAAAGATTGGAAAGAAAAGGCCGTCACTTGGGAGAAGTTCCTCGAGCTCTTTAAAACTCCCAAGGTAGGCAAAGAAACAATGAATGAATATCTGGCGCTTTCAAAGGACAAGCAGGACGCGCTTAAGGATGTCGGAGGTTTTGTAGGCGGTACATTAAAGGACGGTATCCGGAAAGCGCAGAATGTTCTTAGCCGGAGTCTCATCACTTTAGACCTTGATAACATGGCAGAGTCGGACACAGACGCTGTTTACCGCGCGTTAGATCTACTAGGTTACAAGGCGCTTGTTTACAGCACGAGAAAACATAAAACGGCGAAACCTAGACTCAGAATCGTGTTCCCTTTAGAAGTGGAATGCTCTAAAGAGGAATACGAGCCAATAGCAAGAATGCTAGGCAGCAGGATCGGAATCGACCTCTGCGATCCTACTACCTTCGAAGCTTCCCGCCTTATGTACTTCCCTTCCATCTGTAAGGGCGCTGATTATGTTTACAAGGTCTTTGACGGTGAAGAGGTAAATGCTGAGAAGATTCTAGGACTGTATCATGACTGGAAGAACGTCGCAGAGTGGCCAAAGTGCCAAAGTGAGAATCTTCTCATTAGAAGGGAAATCACGAAGCAGGGGAATCCCCTTGAGAAGTCCGGTCTTATTGGGGCTTTCTGTAAAGCCTATGATATCCCCTCAGCTATAGAACACTTCCTGTCAGGAATTTATCTTCCGACGGATAGACCGGATAGATGGACTTACGCAGACGGAAGTACGACAGGCGGTGCAGTTTTATACGACAATGACACCTTCATGTACTCCCATCATGCTACGGATCCTATCAGTGGAATACTGGTAAATGCCTTCGACCTTGTAAGGCTCCATAAGTTCGGAGACCTTGACGAGAAGGTAAGCGCCAACACGAAGGAAGAAAATAAACCGTCATTTAAGGCGATGTGCACTTTCGTAAATAACGACCCGACAGCGCGAAGCACTTTAGACCTTGAACGAATAAAAGCCTTTGAAATGGTAGATACGGAAGAAGGAGACGAGTCAGAAGATCTCACGAAAGAAGACTTGTCTTGGATGGCCAAACTGAAACGGAATGAAGATGGTCGTGTGCTTCCCACCATCCGGAACTTAGAAACCATCATGCAGAACGACTTCAACATCAAAGGAAAGATCTACTCCGACTCCTTTACAGGACGAAACTACTGCGGAGGTGCGGTGCCGTGGGATAAGACAGGCTATCACGAGTGGACCGATGAAGATGACTGCGGGCTGATCGGATACATTGAGACCTTTTATGCGGTTTACCACAAAGACAAGTGTTATACCGCGTTAACGAATGTGCTTAGGAACAACAGGATTAACTCCGTAGCCGATTATCTGAATTCTTTGACATGGGACGGCGTAGAGCGTGCAGAGACACTCTTTATAGACTACTTAGGCGCAGAGGATAACTGCTATACAAGGGAAGTAACTCTAAAGACCTTGTTGGCCTGCGCTATAAGGGCATACAAGTTCGGTGCGAAGTACGATAATATGCTGATTCTTAGCGGGGAACAGGGGATAGGAAAGAGCACCATACTGGAAAAACTTGGAAAGGACTGGTTTGCAGACTTTAAGGCGAGAACCGTCGGAAAGGAAGCAGAAGAAGCGATTGCCGGAAAGTGGATTGTGGAAATGGGGGAGCTTGCAGCCCTCAATAAACAGGAGTCCGAAGACATCAAGCAGTTCCTATCTATGAAAAGCTCCTATCACAGGGAAGCTTACGGACGGCGAAGCATAGAGCACAAACGAAAATGCGTGTTCTTCGGTACCAGTAACAAAGATGAGTTCCTCCGGGATGAAACGGGAAACCGAAGATTTTATCCTTTACCGGTAGGCGTGAAGAAGCATAAAAAGAACATCTGGAGAGACCTGACAGGCGACGTAATAGACCAGATATGGGCAGAGATAGCCTTTAAGGTTGACTTATGTGCAGGAGACTACGACGCACTGCAATATCAAGTACTCAGCGAGGAAAGCAGTAAGATTCTTGCCGGACTGCATGAAGAATTTATGGAGCAGGATCCGATTCAATCTATGGTAGAGCAGTTCGCCGCTACGCAAGTACCGGTTAAATGGATGGATATGGATATAGCGCAGAGAATCACCTTCTTAGAAGGAAATATGACCTATGACGGAGAACTTATGACTCTACCGTATCTATCTCCGCAGAATATCCATTGCGAGCTTTTGAAGATGCCTCTTGGAAGTTTGAGACGGATGGAATCAAACAGATATGTTCGGTGCATTAGTGAAATAAAAAATATAAAAAAGACAAAAATGGAGGATAAAAACTATGGTCAAGTGAGGTGTTATAAGGTTTTGAAATCCTAGTTTTAGAAGTCAAAAATTTAGGGACTAACATTATAAAAAACGGTGATTTTAGGGACTAGCGGGACTAACATTGAAAATTTTGTAAAAAGTTTAAAAAATTGAATCAAAAAATATTAGTCCCACTAGTCCCTGATTTTAAAAAGTTAGTCCCTAAGAAAAACAAGCATTTATGCGGTTGTATCTATGATTAGGGACTAACGGGACTAATATTTTTAAAAATAAAAGATTACTGGAGCAGATAGCAGTACATAGTAAAAACATTAAATATGTGTATATATAGGCGTTATTTAATAATTAACTGCATGTATGTTGTGCGCTGTGCATATATACGCGCGCGAGGGATTTTTTAGTCCCTTGGTCCCTCACACCAAAAACGGAAGGGATGTTTATGCCGGAAAAGGATATAGAAAAGAGGTTCAAAAATGCGCTGGAAGCGAAGGGGTGTTTAGTATACAAATTCGCATCCCCAAACTGTCGAGGCGTTCCGGATAGAATCGTGATTACCGATACCGGTAGAGTTCTATTCGTTGAACTTAAGACGGAAAAGGGAGTTCTTTCTAAACTGCAAAGAATGCAACTTAAAAAGCTTCGGGATTTCAGGCAAAAGACTTTTGTGCTTTATGGCCTTCCGGAAGTAGAAGAATTTGTAAATAATATTGAAGATTGGAGGTGATACCCTTTGAAATTTGTTCCACATAATTACCAGGCGATGTGTATAGACAAGGTTGTACATCAAAACGCTGTCGGTCTTTTCTTAGACATGGGACTCGGGAAAACGATTATTACATTGTCGGCCATTGAGGAATTAAAGGATAGATTGGAAGTGTCCAGAGTTCTCATTATTGCCCCGAAAAAGGTCGCGGAATCAACCTGGACAACGGAGTCTAAGAAATGGGATCATACGAAGGATTTTAAAATCGTGAAAGTGATGGGCTCTCAAAAGGAACGACTTCGGGCTTTACAGACTGCTGCGGATATCTATGTAATTAACCGGGATAATGTCATGTGGCTCTATCAGACTTTAGGGAGAGATTGGTTCTTCGATATGGTTGTCGTAGATGAGAGCTCAAGCTTTAAAAACCCGCAATCACAAAGATTCAAGGCTTTAAAGAGAACACTGCCTAAGATTTCGAGAGTAGTCTGTCTTACCGGAACACCGAGCCCTAAGAACCTTCTCGACCTTTGGAGTCAGATTTATTTACTGGATCAGGGTGAAAGACTTGGCCAATATATCACGCATTACCGGACGAGGTATTTTGATTCCGACTATATGGGATTTAACTATAAGCCGAAGAAGGGTGCAGAGCAGGCTATCACCAAGAAGATCTCCGACATCTGCATAAGCCTTAAGGCTAAAGACTATTTAGAGCTTCCCTCTATCGTCTATAACGAGGTACCGGTTGAGCTGGATAAGAAAGCCTTGAAGGCCTATCAGGATTTAGAAAAGAACATGGTTTTATCCTTGGAGGATTCCGAGATAACTGCGGTATCTGCCGGAGTGCTTACAAACAAGCTGTCCCAGTGCGCGAATGGAGCGATTTACGATGAGGACAAAGCGGTTAACCATATCCACGACTGCAAGCTGGAGCGTTTTACAGAGCTTGTGGAAGAGTTAAATGGGGAATCGGCCCTAGTCTTTTATAATTTCAAGCATGACAAGGATAGGATCCTGAAAGCACTGGAAAAATCCGGCTTAGAGGTAAGAGAGTTTAAGAGCCCTAAGGATGAGGAAGACTGGAACAAGGGGAAGATTGATATCTTACTTGCCCATCCTGCAAGCACGGCTTACGGAATCAATCTCCAATACGGCGGACGGCATATTATTTGGTTCTCGCTGCCTTGGAGCTATGAGCTGTATGCACAGGCCAACGCTCGACTTTTCCGGCAGGGGCAAGAAAAGCCGGTTATCGTGCATGAGCTACTTTGTACTGATACGGTAGACCACGACATTAAAAAGTCCCTGAGTGAGAAGGGACAGAGTCAAGAGGATGTACTGAGAGCCTTAAAGGCAAGGCTAGGAGGGAAGCGTGACTAAAGAACAACTTAAAAAGTACAGCAAAGAAAAGTACGGCATTAAGCTTCTTACGGAGGAGCTTGAAAAGATGTGCGGGGAAACGGTCCATGACTACGGATACGATTACACAAAGGGATTCAAGAGGATAATCCATCTTGAGGGCTTCAATCAGGAACTCTATGAAAAGAGGCTTGAAAAGCTTTCCGAGATGAAGAGAAGAGCGGAGAAGACAGAAAAGTGGATTGAGTCCTTGGAAGATGACAGGCTCCGCTTTGTGATTCGGAGCAGGTACAAAGAGGATAGGTCTTGGAGATGGATAGCGAGAAAGCTTGGAAATGTTTCGGAGGATTATGTGAGAATCATGATTCACGATAAATTTTTTGAAAAAAGCGAAAAATAATTCGGAAAATTCGGTTTATTCGGAAAATTCGGTTTACACTAATAATGGAGCCAGTGTCGGAATACACATTGCCTTTATAACCTCCTTTGAATCTGCACGGAGCCGCCTATCACTATGGATAAGCGGCTCCAATTTTTGTTGCTAAAGGATATTGCCGGAAAGGGGATGAGCCTTAGTGAAAAATAAAGATAATTTAACAGACAAGCAGAAAAAGTTTATTGAAGAATATCTGATTGATATGAACGGCACGAGGGCTTATCGCGTCGCATATCCTACTGTGAAGAATGATGAGACTGCCGGAGCGGCGGCTTGTCGGCTGTTAAAGAATGTTAAAATAAAACAGGCGATTGAACCGATTCTCGCGAGCATGAGTAGCGACCGCATGGCCACTGCTACAGAGGTGATGGAATATTTAACTTCCGTACTGCGTGGGGAGTCTACGGCAGAGGTTGTTGTAGTCGAAGGGCTTGGAGACGGCTGTTCCGAAGCAAGACGATTTAAAAAGGCCCCGGACGAAAAAGAAAGGCTGAAGGCTGCCGAGTTACTTGGTAAGCGATTCGGCCTGTTCAAGGATAAGGTCGAGGTATCCGGTATTGAAGCTGAGCAGTCTAAGCTGGATAACCTGTTAGAGCAGTTAGGTGCCGGCGGTGATTCATGAGCACCGGGCAACTTCTCCTGTCGGACAAGTATAAGGCCTTCCTCCGTTGTAGTGCTTCGGTAGAATTCCTTGAAGGCACGACCTACGCAGGAAAGACGACTGTAGGCCTATTTAAGTTCATGACTAAGGTCGCAAGCAGTAAGCAGAAGCTTCACATCATAGCAGCAAAAGATACCGGTACAGCAGAAAAGAATATCATTAACAAGGATCTCGGCATTGTAGACGACTTTGGCGTACTTGTTGAGTACAACGGTAACGGAACGAGCGATGATAAAATACCGCACATTCTTTTTCACACAAGTGGAGGGGATAAGACGATATATGTTCTAGGCTACGATGATAAGGTGAAGTGGAAGAAAGCCTTAGGAGGACAGTACGGATGCCTTTACATCGATGAGATAAACACGGCGGATATCGACTTCGTCCGCGAGGCAGGAATGCGTTGTGACTACATGATGGGAACACTGAATCCCGATGATCCTTCACTTCCTGTCTATTCCGAGTATGTAGACCATGCAAGACCTCTTCCTGAGTGGGAAAGCGAAACGCCGAAAGAAATAAGAGATTGCTTAGTGAAAGAACCGAAGCCCGGTTGGGTGCACTGGTTCTTTTCTTTTACCCATAATTTGGGTCTTTCTAAAGAAAAGCTTGAGCAGATTCTTAGGAACACACCGAGAGGCACGAAGATATGGAAAAACAAGATTGAAGGCTTGCGCGGTCGCTCTACAGGTCTTGTATTCTCTAACTTCGATGAGAAGACCCACGTACTTAGCAGGCAGGAGATTGCGAAGATTCCGCACAGCATCAATCCTTTTGTGAAGTTCACCGCAGGACTGGATACTTCCTATTCCTCTCATTCCGAAGACACTATAGCCATGATGTTCTTAGGCATTACCAAGGACAAGCGCTGCATAGTGCTAAGAGAATGTGTATACAACAACAGGGATAGGCAGGAGCCTTTAGCACCATCGGACACGGCTGTAAAGTTCATAGCCTTTTTGGAATCCTGCCGGAAGGACTATGGCTTTGCGAGAGATGTGTTCATTGATTCAGCGGATCAGGCTACCATTACGGAGCTTAAGAAGCTTAAGCGTAACCACGGAAGCCTTTACACCTTTGTAAACAGCTACAAGAAAGTAAGTATCATTGACCGAATTAACTTCCAGCTAGGCTGGCTTGCGGAAGGGAAGTATTTAGTATCCGAGGATTGCACAGAGCATATCAGAGAGTTGAACAGCTATTCTTGGGAAGAAGATAAAGATATACCCGAGGACAGACACGATCACACGATAAACGCTTCGCAATATGCTTGGATACCGTTTAGAAAGCTGATTGGAGAGATAAACAGTGGGATGGATAAAGAGTATGACAGATAAGTTTAAAAAAGGATTACAGAACTGGCTGCAGATTCAGCCTGTAAGCCCTTATCGTGTTTCGATTCAAAGCTTCATGGATTTTGAGACTGCTGCCATTCGAAACAAAATATGGTACAGAGCAGATGGCAACGAACTGGAACAGCTGTATCAGCAGTGCAGAGTGTTAAACGACGCACAGAAGTTCTGGGGTGCAAAGCCTACAGCAGGCATGGAAATTCGGAAAATCCATACAGGGCTTCCCGGACTAATCGTAAAAATGCTTAGTGCCATCGTTCTTCCGGATATGAATGCTTTCGAGTTTGACAGCGATATCCAGAAGAACCTTTGGGAGGAAATTGAAGAGGAAAATCACTTTGAAGCTTTAATGGACACCTGCTTAAAGGACACGCTTGTTGTCGGTGACGGCGCTTTCCGTATCATTCTGGATCCGGCAGAGAGCGAGCATCCGATTATTGAGTGGGTACCGGGAGAGCGTGTAGAGTTCGTCTATCGCTACGGAAGACTAAAAGAGGTTATCTTCAAGATTCCTTGGGATAAAGGCGATGTACTTCATGCGCACTATGGTAGAGGCTATATCCGGCATAAGCTGTACAGAAATGAGCAGGAATGCCCTTTGCCGAAAGAGGTGCAGGACTGGACCTTTGATGAAAGCCTGATGATGGCCGTGCCGTTCAAGATTTATGAGAATGCAAAGTATGCGGGACGAGGCTCTTCCATCTATGACGGAAAGCTGGATTCCTTCGATGCCTTAGACGAAGCATGGAGTCAATGGATGGACGCGTTGAGGGCAGGGCGGTCTAAGACCTATGTTCCTGAAAGCTTTATCCCGAGAGACCCGAATAACGGAATGCTTTTAAAGCCTAATGCTTTCGACAACCGATTCATTGCCGGTGCGGACGATATCTCCGAGGGTGCTAAGAATGAAATCACTGTTACGCAGCCTAATATCCCTCATGACAGTTACATGGCTTCCTACATCACTGCCTTAGACCTTTGCCTGCAAGGAATTATCAGCCCTTCTACTTTGGGGATTGATACGAAGAAGCTGGACAATGCAGAGGCACAGCGGGAGAAGGAGAAGACTACACTATACACCAGAGCGAGTATTGTAAAGGCCATTCAAGAGCAGATACCGAAGCTTATTCAGCAGTGTATCAACGCGGAGAAAGTCCTCCGAGGAGAAAGCATTGAAGAAGTAAAGGTCGATATCCCCTTCGGAGAATATGCAAACCCCTCGTTTGAGAGTCAAGTAGAGACACTCGCCAAGGCAAGACCCGGGGTTGCCATGATGAGTATCGAGGCGCAGATTGAAGAGCTCTACGGCGATACCAAGGACGATGAGTGGAAGAAGGAAGAAGTTGCAAGGTTAAAAGAGGAGCAAGGCATATCCAGCGTAGAGGAGCCGGACTTTTCAGTAGAGGAGGGAATAGATGGTAGTCCAAATATTAAACCACAGCTACAAAATGAGCCAGGAGGAATACAGGCGGATGCTTAAGCTGGCGTCTGAGCAGGTGCCCTTCGGAGTATACGCCTTGGAAAAAGACGGCATGGCAGAGCTTAGAAAGGACGATTGCAAGAGTAAGGGCAAACTGAAAGAGTTAATCAGGGCTTACCGCTTGCAAGGCTTTAAGGTGCATCAGAATGGCGTATGACATCGGAGAAGCCCTCGACAGAATTGAGGAAGAACTCATTGCTTCCATGATTCGAAACATGGGAAGGCACCGCATTGAGGAGATCAAGGAAGAGAAAGAATGGGCCATGTGGCAGGCTGAACAGCTTAAAAGCCTAAGAGCCTATCGGCAGGACAATAAAGAAAAGTATTCCGGAAGATTCTTGGCTATCAATGAAAAGATGGAAGAAGCTATCCGAAAGTCCTATGCTGCGGGGGGAATGCACGAGGAAAGAAAGATACTCCGTGCAGCCAAGAAAGGCGCAAAACTTAGGCAGTCCATGAATCCATTAACCGGAAGATTCTTCCAGCTTAACAAGGAAAAGCTTGAGGCATTAATCAAGGCGACCAAAGCCGACATGACAAAAGCAGAAACCGCAATACTCCGTATGGCCGACGATCAGTATCGTAAGGCCATTTTTAATGCGCAGGTTTATGCAAACGGCGGCGCGGGTACTTACGAGCAGGCTGTAGACATGGCGACTAAGAGTATGCTGTCCAGCGGCCTTAATTGCGTAGAGTATAAGAACGGCGCCAGGCATACGCTTCCAAACTATGCAAGAATGGCGGTAAGGACTGCAAATAAGAGAGCCTATCTTAGCGGAGAAGGGGAGAAGAGAAGGAAGTGGGGCATTACTACGGTAATACTGGCAAAGAGAGGCAATCCTTGCCCGAGGTGTGCGCCCTTCGTTGGAAAAGTCTTTATAGACGATGTTTGGTCGGGAGGAGGTAAAAATGATGGTAATTATCCGCTTCTATCCAGTGCAATAGGCGCGGGTCTTTACCATCCGTGACGAACTGCAAAGACAGCCACACTACTTACTTCCCGGAACTTCATGCCGGAGAGGAGAAGTGGACCAAAGAAGAGCTCGAGGAGGTGGCAGAAGACTATAACCGAGAGCAAAGGGAAAAGAGGGTTGAGCACCAAGTAGAGAAGTATGAAAGACTTTCTGAGTATTCACTGGATCCGGAGAATAAAAAGCAGTACGCAAGGAAAGCGGAGCAGTGGAAAGCCCTGTCAAGCGTTATGGACGGCGAAAAGGAACTCGCACACATCAAAGACGACGGCATTCGCGATATGGGACACGTCAATCTTGAACTGGTAAACACAAAGAAGTACCACGATAAATTTGAAGGGCTGGGAAAGAATAAAGTGGTGAGTGAATCGATGTACAAAGAAGCTATGGAAATCTTGGAATCAAGAAACAATACATTATACGAGGAGATAGTGGCCATAGACGCCAGAACGGGAAAGCGACTTGTTAAAAACACATCGGCAGTTAATATGTGGGAGCATTCCTGCGGTTTTTCTACAGCTGAAGAAGAGAAATTAAACAGTTGGGAGATTCCCTTTGAGGTTCTTCACAATCATCCAAACAGTTCGTATCCGTCTAGGGATGATATAAAAAAGCTATTTGACAGAGAATGGCAGAGCGGTTCCACTATTAGCTGCCACGATGGCACAGTGTACAGAATCGAAAAACTAAAGCCTATGGAGAATATTGATATATTAATTGCAAAGACTTATAATAAAAACAAGAGTAAGTTGATGGGACACACCGATGCAGTGATAGAAGAGGAAACATCGAAAGATATAATCGAGACGTTACAAAAATCGAAGCATTTAAATTTTTTAGTGAGGTAGAAGCCGTGTTAAAGGAGATTAATGGAGAGCTGATTGATCTAGTGGACGACAGCAAAATGCCTAGCGCTGAGGAGTCAAAGAAAATAGTGATTCCACCAGAGCTAAGAAAGGAATTGAGAGAAGGCCGTGATGAAATAGCTCACGAATTAGGCCTTTATTAAGTGCGGGCGACAGTATAAAAGAAAACTAATCCACCACCGGTCTTCGGATTGGTGGTGTTTTGTTGCCCAAAAAGATAAAGCTGTCCAGCCGTCTCCACCCTTTCGGGCTTCATGGACAGCGAACAGCTTTTTCTAAGATCTCACCTATATTTTACAAGAACATATAAAAAGGTCAATAGGAGGGGTGATCAGAAGGAGCGATTATGGAGCAATTCAAACAGATTTACAGGATTTTATCTATCCTACGTAAGGCTATGGACTCGGAAGAATGGGTCAGAAAACTGCTTTCTCCGGAGGCGCTGGGAATCAGCCTCCCTATGTGGTCTAGGCTTATGGCCATGCTCCTTAAAGAGGGATACATTACCGGAGGGGAAGCTTGGGAGTCCTTTGACGTAAGCTATCCGAAGGTCAAGCTTGTACGGCCGGAGATTACACTTAAAGGCTTAGAGTATCTGGAAGAGAACAGCCTCATGAAGAAAGCCGGAGAAATGCTGAAAGAGGTTATTCATATCGTAAAATAGGAGGAAGCTATGAAGAAAGAAAAGCTATGGTACAGTTGGGGAGATTTTTCTTGGTTTTCCAAGCTGGCATTTATCCTGTCTATCCTGGCGTTAATAGGTGTAGTAACGCACTGATTTCATGGCGATAGGCGCCCAAAAAGGCAATTATTGAGATAATAAGGGCGATTAAGTCAATCCATTTGTCCAGTAAGTATCTTTTGAGTGCTATGGAATTAAAGGCTCGAAAGTGCCGCCCTTTGTGAGTGAGGACTGCCGAAAGAAAGGCTTGGTTTTCGCCTATTCGGGTGATACGTACATATCCTTCCTGCTCAAGGTAGTCGAGACAGGATAAGAAAGAATCCCAGCTTAGAAAGTCGGGAGGGTTCGGTTGTTTATTTACATCGAAAGTAAAATCGGGAAGATTGTATAGGTAGTGAAGTACCTTCTTAGAAGTAGAATCTATCATGCATTTTCTCCTTTTTTCTTTCATCATATCATGCTTCAAAGCACTGTCCATAGGGCGGTGCTTTTTATATTGCCCGAAGGCGTAAAACTACGAGGAGACACCTTGAAAAAACAGGGAAACTATATTGTGAGACACACATAAAACTGGAGGAGAATATGGAAAACAATGCACAGGGGCAAAGCACCCAACAAGGAACACAGGAGCCTAATAATCAGCAGGGAATGCCTCAGAATCAGAACGGACAGGGTATGCCGGGGATTGATTACGACAAGCTTGCGCAGATTATTGAGGGAAGAACGAAGGCAGCCGAGGAATCAGCTATGAAAGGCTATTTCAAACAGCAAGGCCTTACGCAGGAAGAGGTAGAAAAGGCGATTAACACCTTTAAAGAGGAAAAGGCGAAGAACACGCCTGACTTAGCTGCCCTCCAAAGCGGTCTTACTGCTGCACAGGAAGAGGCTAAGAGGGCAAAGCTTGAGCAGTTTGCCACTATGCAAGCGGTGAGCTTAGGGCTTGACGCCAAAACGATTCCTTACGTCTTAAAGATGGCAGATTTTACTGCTTTAGATGGAAAGGAGCTTAAGGAAGAGGATGTTAAGAAGGCGCTGAATAAGGTGCTTGAAGATGTCCCACAGCTTAAGGCTTCCAATACCAAGGCTACAGGGTTCCAAGCCGTAGGTGCAAACGGCGGTAGCAAAAATGAAAATGAATCGGAGGCATTAAAGAAAGCCTTCGGACTAAGTTAATCCTAAATAGGAGAAAGGAAATTTAAACATGGCAGTATATCAGTACGCAGAACAGTTTACACAGTTTTTGGCACAGAAGTATGAGAAGGAACTTTGCTCTGATGCATTAATGCACAGTAATCCACAGATTACCTTCCTTAATGCGCAGACTATTAAGCTTCCTCGCCTTACTTTGTCCGGCTATAAGGATCACACGAGAACCGCAGGTTTCAATGCCGGCACTATCTCTAATGACTGGGAGCCGAAGAAGCTTGCCCACGATAGAGATATTGAATTCTTCGTGGATCCGATGGATATCGATGAGACAAACCTTGCTTTGTCCGTTGCAAATATCCAGAATGTCTTCGAGACGGAGCAGGCAATCCCTGAGAAGGACTGCTACAACTTCTCCAAGCTTCACACGGAGCTTTCTACTTTCCACGGCAGAATTGACAACACAACCGTTCTTACTGCACAGAACATCCTAGCTGTATTCGATGAGGAGATGTCTAAGATGGATGACGCAGGAGTGCCTGTAGACGGAAGAATTCTCTATGTTACGCCGGCAGTAAACAAGCTGCTAAAGGAAGCGGATGGTATCCAGCGAATGATTACCGTAAACAGCTCCAACGCCGTAAACAGAAGCTTTCATAGCTTGGACGAGGTAACCATTAAGATGGTTCCTTCCGGTCGCATGAAGACCAAGTACAACTTCACTAACGGATGTGTGGCCGCTGCCGATGCAGATCAGATTAATTTCATTCTGGTTCATCCTTCTTGCGTAGTGGCAAGAGATAAGTATGCCTACATTTCTCTTTTCACTCCGGGAACTGATTCCAGAACCGCAGACGGATACCTTTACCAGAATCGAAACTACTGGGATCTCTTCTTGATTGAGAGAAAGGTTGCAGGATGTGCAGCACACGTAACTAAGCACTAAGGAGGTAGCGCGTGAGAGCAGTTAAAGAAAACAAAGAGTACACAATCGACGATTCTCAGAAGGGGTTTTACCTCACTCAAGGATTCGACATCTACGGCGATGACGGAGAACTTTTAGAGGCGGCTCCCGGTAAGACCGTGTCCTATGATGAGTATGCAGCGCTTCAAAATAAGCTGGAAGCCCTTGAAGCGGAACTCCAGAAAGCCCAGTCCCAAGGAAAGGGAAAGAATAAAGGAGCCGAAGTCGTAGCCGCAGAGGACGGAGGTAACTAAGATGATTCCTTACCTGGATAAAACGAAGTTTATTGAGAGATATGGCACACAAGTTCCGGAAGATGAGATAGACGAGCTTTTAAACAGGGCGAGTAGGGACATTGATACTTTAAGCTATAACCGCATTCGTGGAATAAGATACGAGCACCTCACTGACTTTCAAAAAGAGATTATCGAAGAGGTAGCTGGAGAGCTCGCCCTTTTCAAACACGATAACGCGGAATTTTTAGAATCGCCGCTAAGCGAGTATAGCCTTAACGGAGCAAGCGTGAAATTATCTTCCAGTGAGAAGGTAATGGTAGAAAAGGGGGTGACCATCAGTCGCTCCCTTTACGCTTTGCTCTGTCAAACAGGGCTGTGCTGTAAGGCGATATAGGAGGGAGTATGAAGTATCCTTGTTTAGTTCCCAAAAGCCTTTGTAAGGTTCCTATCGAGGTGCATTTAACCGGTGAAGGGATAACGGAAGACGGAGAGCCGGAACGCTCCCTTGATTTAAGCCTTCTTTGCAATTTCCAAGACAGCGTAAAAACCATTTTCACAGAAAAAAAGAAGCTTGTGGAGTGTACCGGAACAGCCTACTTCCCGGGAGACATTGCAGAGAACTTCCCCAGCTTATCCGGAGGAACTGTAACGGTCTTTTCCGAGGAAAGAGAAATTGTTCATGGCATGAAAGCAAGGAATCCCGACGGAACAGTGAATTATTGCAAGCTGGAGGTGAAGTAATGAAGGCTAAAAGCACGGTAAAAATGAACTTTCCGAGGATACAGCAGCTTTCTAAGGCGGCGATAACGGCTCTTGAGATGACAGGGGAGGCAGTGCACAGCGATGTAGTACAAAGCCAAGTAGTTCCCTTCAAAACCGGTAATTTGCAGAATGAAGCAGCCTTTGTAGACGATTCTGATGCGGATAGAGGCGTGGTTAGGATTGTGCACTCTACGCCATACGCAAGAAGGCTTTACTATCATCCGGAATTCAACTTCGATACATCCGAGAACCCCAACGCTAAGGGGCACTGGTTTGAGGACTGGGAGAAGGGCGGAGAGAAGGAAGACTTTGCAAAGAAAGCCTTCATGAAGTTTTACAAGGAGAGGGGGGATGTTTAGTGCTACCGCTGAAAGTAATTCAGCAGCTGATTAAGGACAGCGACCTTTTTAAACAGGTTTATATTGGAAAACTAGATAACAAAAAGGAGAAATCCCTCGGAATCTACCATAGGAAGTCCAGTGGTACGCCTATCAAGGCCTTAGGGGGCTTAGAGCATACTAGCTACGGTATTTCTCCAATCTCCTTGTTAATTCACTGGAATAAAAGCTTCGTGGAAACGGAAGACGTAGCCATAAAGCTTTTTCAATTTTTACAGTCGAAAGACAAAGAATTTCAGATAGGTGATACCGTGGTTCGCTACCTATCCTTAGCAGTACCGGAACCACAAGATGTAGGAACTGACGATAACGGAGTCTATGAGTTCGTTATCTGGATTGATGTGATTTATGAAAGGAAATGATTATGGGAGAAACAGCAGGAAAAGTATATCCGGTGCATTCTAATCAGTTTAAGTTTGGCCTTAAGGGCATGGACAGTAAGCCTCAGGACATGGCAACGCCCAAGGATCTGGAGAATTTTGCACCGGCCATTGACGGAACGGTCGAAAACTGGTTCGCGATGGATGCAGAGGGCTGGTCTAAGGCGGTTATGACCGGTAAGAAGTTGTCCTTTAAGTTTAAAGGAAAGAGATGTGTAGGAGACAAGGCAAACGACTATATCGCAGACCTTGCTTGGAAGTTTGGGCCAGATGTAATGACTCAGTTTGAGTGGACTATGGTATCCGGTGCAAAACTTTCTTGCCCTGTAGTTATTAGCGTAACCACGCCGGGCGGTGGAGATACAACCGGAATTGATGCTTTGGAGTTCGATGCGGAGTGCTACGGTAAGCCGACAATCACACCTGCACCGGCTACCCCCGGAATCGGAGGTTAATTCATGAAGAAGATAGATATTACGGATAGACTGAACTTCGAAGAGAACAACTGCTTAATCATCAAGGGGAAAGAGATTGAAGTAAACAGCGATGCACCCTCCATGCTTAGGGTACTGCAGTTTATGAGCTCTGAAGACGTAGGTGCTAAGGAAGTTAACGAGGCCTACGAAACACTTTTCCCGAAGGAATCAAGGGAGAAGATCTCCAAGTTGAAGCTGAACTTTTCTGACCTTATTACTGTGATTAAAGCTGCAGTTGAGCTTATCACCGGAGACAGAGAAGAAAAAGAGTAATGAGCCGTACTATGACCTGTTTGAAGACTGGGACTTGATTGTTTCCAGCTTCCTGTCACAGTACGGCATTCGTTTATCTACGAAAGAGTTTAAGACCGTCGACTGGGCAGAGTTTTCTGCCCTTTTATCCGGTCTGTCCGCGGATACCGCCCTCGGAAGGATCGTTTCGATACGGAGTGAGAAGGATGCGGACACGATAAAGCGCTTTTCACCATATCAGAAGAAAGTTCACGACGATTGGCAGGAGAGACGCTATAAAGCGATGTCCGAAGAAGAGTACGAAGCAGAGATGAAACAGTTGGAGAAGAGTTTATTTTCAATTTTATCGTAGGAAAGGAGGTATAAATGGGGGATAGCGTTGGTCAGGTAGGCTTAGATCTAGTCCTAAATAAAGGAGAGTTTGAAAGCGGTCTAAACAGTATAACGAAGCTTGCCACTAATGCCGGTAAAATGCTTGCCGGAGCTTTTGCAGTAAAAAAGATTATAGATTTCGGTAAGGAATGCATAGAGTTAAGCTCCAACCTTTCCGAGGTACAGAACGTAGTAGATACCGTCTTTCCTACGATGAATAGGCAGATAGATAACTTTGCAAGGAATGCTGCAGTACAGTTTGGCCTTTCCGAGACGATGGCCAAGAATTTTACCGGTACTTTCGGAGCAATGGGTAAAGCATTCGGCTTCTCTGAAGGACAAGCCTATGATATGGCCACAGCTTTAACCGGTCTTGCCGGAGATGTAGCTTCTTTCTACAACATGAGTCAGGATGAAGCATATACCAAGCTGAAATCCGTGTTTACCGGAGAGACGGAGAGTCTTAAGTCCTTGGGTGTTGTAATGACACAGACCGCACTGGATGCCTTCGCTATGGCCAACGGATTCGGAAAGACCACGAAATCTATGTCCGAAGCGGAGAAGGTGGCTCTTCGGTTTAAATTCGTGCAAGACCAGCTTTCTTCGGCCCAAGGTGACTTCATGAGGACATCGGACGGCTGGGCTAATCAGGTAAGGCTTTTGTCCTTGCAATTCGATAGCCTTAAAGCCGCCATAGGTAGTGGTCTCATTGCGGTACTCAGCCCCGTGGTTAGAATGTTGAATATCCTTATTGGTAGAATCCTGACTGCCATGAATGCTTTAAAAAGTTTCTTCTCCATGCTAGGAGGCACTGCGAAGCTTGCTATCAATCCAAAAGGTGTAACAGCCGGAACGGATGCCGTAGCAAAGAGTGCAGATAAAGCAAGCGGCGCGTTGGGTGGTGCAGGAGGAGCGGCTAAAAAGGCAGCTAAAGATATCAAGAGTGCGACTACCGGCATTGATGAATTAAATATCCTTCCCGATCAGAGTGATTCCTCCGGAGGTGGAGGTGGTGGAGAAGGCGGCGGGGGTGTTGCAGACTTCCCTGTGGAGTCATTCGATACCGGTGCGATGGAAGAAGGAACTGCCAAAATTAATGGACACCTCCAAGGCATGATAGATAGGTTCAACGAGTTAAAGAATCTCTTCATGTCTGGATTCTGGGAAGGATTTGGAGATACTACAGTATTTACATCTATAGAATCACATATCGTAGGAATCGGAAAAAGCTTGAAGGGAATTTTTACGTCTCCGGAGGTCTTATCTGCGGCGAACACATTCGCAGATAAGGTTGCAGTATCTCTTGGAAAAATTGCTGGTGCGGGATTAAGCATCAGCTTTTCTTTCGCGGATTTTCTTGTCGGCTCCATCGACACCTATTTGAACCAGAACAGCGAGCGAATAAAAAGCGGAATCGTAAAGATGTTTGATATCGAGGGCTCCATCGTGGATATTCAAACCAATTTTATAACCGCCCTCGCAGATATATTTACCATTTTTAGAGGCGATAATTTTAAGCAAATAGGCGCGGATTTAATCAGTGTCTTTGCGGATACTTTTGGAACGATCCTTATTCTGTCTGAGAGTGTGTTTCGGGATGTGCTGGATGTCCTTTTGACTCCTATTACAGAGTTAAAAGACCGGACAATAGACACATTGAATAACCTATCGGTGCCCGCCGTACAGATATTTAATGATTTAGCTGATGTATTTCATATGTTCGGAGATACGATTGTCGGTATCTATGACGGGTCCATACATCCACTCTTTACAACACTGCGGGACGCAATAACAGATGTGGGAAGCGTATTTCTTAACGCCTTTAATACCTATATTCTTCCGGTTATTCAGAAGGCAGCGGACAAGTTTACCGCTTTTAAGGATGAAGTCCTTGCGCCTTTGATGCCGAAGGCCGAGGAGGTGTTCTCGAAAATATCCGAATGCGTTCAAACAGTATGGCACGTAATAGAGCCTTTCGTTCTTTGGTTTGTTGAAACGGCAGTTCAGCAAATAGGAAATGCTTTGAATATTGCTGTTTCCGCGTTCTTTGCTTTCTTATCCGGAGTGGGGACGGTAATTGATGGCGTTTTGACTGCCTTAGGCGGACTCATGGACTTTATTATTGGCGTTTTTACCGGTGACTGGGATAGAGCGTGGAACGGCATTAAAGCAATATTTGACGTTATCTGGAAAGCCATAAAAGGTATTTTAGAGACGGTATTAAAAACTATCTATTCCATTCTCTCCGGTGCGCTAGAAAACGTAAAGAAAACTTGGGAAGCGAACTGGAAAGCGGTATCCGAGTTCTTTAAAAAGATTTTCGAGGGAATAAAGTCCGTTCTTACAGAGAAGATGGAAAGTATCAAGACCGGTATTTCCACCGCGCTTGACAGGGTTAAGGAAAACTGGGAAAAGCTGTGGAACGGCATGAAAACTTTCGTAGTGGATTGCTTTACTGGTATCTGGAACGGAATCAAAGGAACGATAAATACAATTCTTAGTGGTGTCGAAAAGATGGCTAATGGAGTGATAAACGCAATCAACGGGATGATTAATGCCTTGAACTCGATTAGCTTTGATATTCCGGACTGGGTACCCGAAATTGGCGGAAACAGCTTCGGACTGAACATTCCGACTATTCATAACATCAGTATTCCTAAACTCGCAGAAGGAGGATTCGTAAAAGCCAATACTCCTCAGCTTGCTATGATTGGAGATAACCGGCACTACGGTGAAGTTGTTGCTCCGGAGAACAAACTGGAGGAACTACTTAATCGGGCAGTATCTCTTGCGTCTAATTCGGGGCTTCCTGCAGAATACTACGAAAGAATGGTTGCTTTCCTGTCCAGAATCTCTGAGCAGATTGAAGCTATGGATCTAACAGTCTATGTGGACGTCCGAGAGATAAAGCAGAGGCTTACCGACTTGGAAGGCCGAAGCGGATACAGCTTAAGGGGGTAATATGGCAACGATAACAATTAACGGGAAAGAATTTCCTGCTCCGGACATCGGCGGCAATCTTGTGGTTGCTACCAATGTTTCAGCCGGAAAGAATGCCAAAGGCGAGTTCGTTGGCCAGAAGGTAGGAAGAGACCAATACAAATTTGATTCCCTTCAGTGGAAAAGCCTAGACGCAAAGACTTGGGCGGATATGCTACAGGAGTTTGATAAGTTCGTAGTAGTCGCAAAAATCCCTGATATGGTCCACAACAGGTTTCAGACTATCCGGATGTATCCGGGCAATAGAACGGCCACGCCGATAGCCTTCGATAAGGCAGGACTGCCTACCATGTATCGGGATTGCAAGGTAAACATTGTAGACTGCGGAATCAACTAACCGGGAGGGGCTATGCTTCAAGTAACAAGTGCATACAAAGAAGAAATGAAAAAGCCTCTCCGGGGGCACACTCTCATGAGGGTAAATATTGGAGTTATTAATCAAGAGGCGCAGGGTAGTGCTAAAGTGAGCTCTGAGACGGCTTACTTTAGCAATCTAACTAAGCCACTCAATAACTATGTGGTAGATGCCCTTTATGCGACTACGGAACAGAACTATAGCACCGTAGACGGTCGGATGTATTTCCTTCCGAGGGAGAAGTCAGATTGTGTACTGAATCAAGGGATAGTGTCAAAAGATATTATGGGGGACGTACAATTTATGTTCCCTATTCCTTATGATTTAAGGGGGATTACTATAGACTTCGGAAAAGCGTATCCGGTTGATTTTACGATAATTACCGATAACGCTCGGAAAGAAGTGAGAGGAAACAAAGCAGGAAAGTATGTCTGTGAGGATGTTTTCCAAGGTGTTTCTTCTCTTACTATCCATCCGGAGAGGATGGTAAAAGGGCAAGCTTTCCTCCATATCCATGAGATCATCATGGGCATAGGTATTTACTTTAACGAACGGAATATCCTAACAGCAAGTAAAAAAGAGCATATCAGCCCTATCATGGAGGCGCTGCCTACAATCGACTTTAGATTAAGCGTAAACAATAAAGACAGGGCGTACGATATAGAAAACGAAAAGAGTACCGTAAACTTCCTAGAGCCTGGCCAGAAGGTACAGGCCTTTACCGGGCAAGAAGTCGGGGAGAGAATTGAATGGCTTCAAATTGGAACGCTCAAGCTTAAAGAGTGGTCCTCTGACGATGACAAGATGAGTTTTTCTGCGATAGATTTTCTTTCCGGTCTTACAGGAAAGTATAGGAAAGGATTGTATCGTCCGGAGGGGATAAGCCTATACGATCTTTGCCTCGATGTGCTTACCGATGCAGGAGTGGACCCGAGAGAATATTACATCGATGAGTACCTTAAGACTGTAAAGATAAAGAATCCCATCCCTGTGGTGTCTCATAGGGAAGCCTTACAGCTTCTTTCCAATGCCGGAAGATGCCTTTTGTATCAGGATGAAAAAGGGAAGATTGTGATTCGCTCTTCCTTCGTTCCTAGGATGACAAGTACCGGAATTACAGAAGCCTACTTTTCAAACGGAGACAAGATTTTAGAAAATCTTCCTCTAAAGGATTATTCTCTCACTAATGAAAACTTTACAAAGGTGGATGGAACAAGCCTTTTCTTACCAAGAAGCGGAAAGGTGGATATTGGATATGTGCCGGAAGATAATCTGAAAGTCAGCATTCAGATGGAAGCAGTCTTTTCAAGCTTTGGCATGGAGCTGCAATTTGGAAAGACCTACCCTAGAGTAATTGGGATAGATACCGCGGCAAATGGAATATCCGTTGAAATGCTTACTCTGGAAGTGGACAGCCAAGACTTTATCGTGCCCCACGAGTTTAAACCTTTTGATAAGATGTTGATTTACGAGAAAGAGCCCCCAAGGACCGGAGGGCGGGCTATTCTCAACGGAGTAAGCTTCGGAAATGTAACCGACTACGAACTAAGCTATGGCAGAGAGTTAACCAAAACACCGTTAGGCACCCAGCTTCAATCTGTAAAGACCTTGGAGCTTACGAGGACGGAATACCTAGATAGCACAGAAGGGGAGAAAGAGCTTGCTAAGGTAGAGTGTACTAAGCCGGGGGAATACCTTGCCGAGTTTAGTAATCCTTCCTACAGCTGCACAGTACAGGCTGCTGCCGGCACGGTATCCGCGCTTGAGACTGGAACCTATTTCCTTAAGTTCTCTTACTCTGGATCCGGAGAAGAAGTGAAGATTATCGGTAAGGAGTTTACCGTAAAAGAATCTACTTTGGAGAAGGAGCTGAACCTTATAGGGAGAAGAGAAAAGTGGAAGAATCCTTTGATATCGGATACTGCTCTTGCTACCGATGTATTAGATTGGGTAGGGAACTACTTAAAAGCCGACAGAGAATACAGCCTTACGTACCGAGGAGAGCCGAGGTTAATGGCCAACGATTTACTGTATCTTGAGAATAAATATGTTGATAAGCTAATGCTTCGGGTATTTGATCATACCTTGAATTATAACGGTGCCTTATCCGGAAGCATAAAGGCAAGAAGGGAGGTTTCTTTTGTGGAAGACACCTAAGACAGACTGGAAGAGTACAGACTTCTTCAATGTAGAAGACTATAACCGAATAAAGGGAAACATCAACGAGATCCGGCAGAAGGCAGTAGTCCTTTGGTCGGATTTTCCTTTTACAGAAATGGGGGCGGATAAAAGCTATCAAGACTACGGATTTTATGCCGATGAGATAAATGCTTTTGAATCTAATCTGGATAGTATCTGCTCCACTACCTTCCCTTTTAATATCGGAGAGAGGCAGACCTTCTACGATAACCAGCCCTTTATCACTTGGGACGAACTGAATCGAATAGAAAACGCTTGCCTTCTTATCTACCAGAATTTTATAGGACAAGAGGAAGGAATGCGTAGGCTATCTTTTAAATTGGGAACGAAAGGAGAGCTTGTATGAGCCTAAAAACAGATTACAAGGATGCCATGTATGAGAGGCGGAAGTTCCGCATGGAGAATAACAGCGACGGAACAGTAAGCCTCAGCGACGCAACATCCTACACTCAGGAGGGCACTCCCTTCGGGGCAAACGATGTAAATGCCATCACAAAGAGTGTGAATGCCCTTTATCAAGAGACGATCGTAACCATTCCAGCTAATGCCTGGAGTACTTCTGCGCCATATAGCCAAAAGGTAGCTGTGCCAACAGTCAAAGCAACAGACTCCGTATCTATGGGAAAAGCGCACACGAAGACATCAAGCGTATCAGATATCGAGACCTATGACGAGATGGCAGGACTGATTACAAGCGCAGAGGTTACGGATGGATATATTACTTTCTACTGTGCGGCAGAGAAGCCGACAAAAGATTTTAAAGTTAAATTAAAGGGGGTGAGTAAGTAATGAGTGAAGTATTTATACCTCTCGGCGGTGCCGGAGGAAAGAATAGGGGCGATAAGGTGTTCATGGATGAAAATTACACTCATATAAAACTGGGAGACACCGCACACATGGCTCTTCCCCTTCCGGCAGGAGTGTATAAAAAATTCAAGTCGAAGAGTGCGACCGATGATTTGCCGGAGTCTATCGCATCGTCCGGAGACGGGAAAAATGCTGTAATCGTTCTTGAAGATAAGCTCCTAAAAAAGATGGCTCTTGAAGCCTTCGGAATCGCTTCGATAACAAATTTTAGTTTAACCATGTACGCGCACAGACAAGTCCGGCTTACATGGGTGAAACCATCGCAGGGCTTGTGGAGTGGTGTGCATTTCGTCTTTAAGTACGGCAGCATGCCGACCAGTGAGACAGATGGATTCATGCAAATTGACAGTGCCGATGTGTACTACACGACCGACAGACTGCAGGAGACAGACCTCTATGTAAGAGCTTACAATTACGTCACCGTGAAAGATGGTCGATGGTATGACGAGGGAGCAGTAAGCAGTCATATCCGAGTGACAGGCATTAATGGCGCGGTAACACTAAGTGCCGGTGCCGGAGTATGGACTGTGCCGGATGGAGTGTACAAGATAAGGTACATTGTTGTCGGGCAAGGCGGCAATGGTCAAGACAATGGTAATACAGCGTATACTTCATCGGCTGGAGGCGGAGGCGGTTATTTTGTAACAGGCTATATGAATGTAATGCCAGGACAACAATTGCTCTATTCAATACCTGTACTTGCCCAAGGAATTACTAATAATCAACAACTATATAGTGTTTATTACGAAGGAGGATATGTGTCAGGCTTAGATACTATATTTACAAGTATAAGGGCAGAACACGGTAGGTGCGCATCGAATCATTATGGAATGAATGATGAAGAATACCTTATCGGTGGAGACGGGGGTTCTGGAGGCGGAGGCGGAAATGGCGGTGACGGTGGAAGAAACGGCGCAGACGGTGGGCAAGGTGGAACATATCCATATGGTTGGAAAAGAAAACCGTTATATGGTGTAGCTGGAAAAGGTTCTCATAAAAGCACTACTGGATTTAATGGTGTACGATACTGTGATGGTGGTGCTGGGGGCAGTATGGGGAAATTTGCACGTGGTGTGGATGGTGCGGATGGTCTAGGAACTGGGGGAGGCGGTGCAAGTTCGTACGGCCATGAAGTGTCACGCAAATTTATGGGCGGTGGTAAAGGCGGCACAGGCTGTATTTACATCGCATGGGGTTCAGCCATGAACGACGGTTCTTAATCGCTTATTGACTTCTTTTCTTGAATACTATATAGTTATCAAAAGAAAGAGGTGTTTATGTACAAAATACATTTCTATAAGAATAGAAAAGGCGTTCAACCTGTAAGAGAATATATCAAAACCTTAGACGGGAGAAACGGAAAAGACTCACGCATTAAAGCGAATAAAATTCGTGATTATATTAAGTCTTTGTCTAATTTTGGTTTGCTGCTAGGGAGTAATTTTATAAAACCCATAGAGGGAACTGAGAATCTTTGGGAGTTAAGGCCTTTAAGGGATAGAATATTCTTTGTGACATGGGAGAATGACGGTTTTGTTCTTTTACACCACTTTCAAAAGACAACGCAAAAGACGCCTAGAAGAGAAATTGAACAGGCTCTTAGAGAAATAGAGGATTTAAAGGAAAGGGGTCTATAATGAATAACAGCGCAATTGGGCAGTCATGGGATGAATTCGAAAAGGAATTTTACACTCCGGAAGAAATAGCGGAAAGTAACTTACGAGTTGCCCTTATTGGGGAGCTTATTAAGGCGAGGAATGAGAAAGGCTTGACACAGCGAGACCTTGAAACTCTTAGTGGTGTAAAGCAACCGATTATTGCAAGAATCGAAACGGGGAAAAGCATTCCGCAAGTAAGCACTCTGATTAAATTACTTGTGCCACTTGGAAAGACTCTGGCAATCGTACCGAACAAGTAGGAGGCATTATGACTATCTCATTGGAATTGCCGGATGAAGACGTCGCCCTATTCAAAAAGTATGCGGACCTCCACAATATGAGTCTCTCAGAGTTTATTCGTAACACCGTTCTCGAACGAATCGAAGATGAATACGATTTAAAGGTATACAAAGAGGCTATCGAGGAATTCAAGAAAGATCCTACGACCTATACTGTTCAGGAAATGAAGGAACGGTTTAAAATTAAATAGCGTACCACATTCCTTTAGGGGAAGTTCCATAACGGAGCTTCCTCTTTTTATATATCAAAAAGAGAGGAGAAGAAATGAAACGAGATTTTGCACTAATTAAGCCCAATTCTGAATCGGGCGAACATGAGGTGATGACAATTACCTTATTCGACAATCCGACAGAAGCGGATATGGCAGCACGGGCGATTTACGGGGTTACCGCCTACGCCAAGGAGTCTTCACAGTACGATGTTCAGCTCCCGGCTATCGTGAAGGACGGAGTTTTCCACAACCTCAAAATGAAAGAAATGCGAGGCGAGGACGGGAAGCTTTCGTTCGTCCGTGTGGGAGAGGCTCAGGCAGAGCACATTCCGACGCCGGTCGAGCAGATTGCGGAGCTGAAGAAGCGAAACGAAGAGTTGGAGGAAGTATTGGACCAGCTTGTACTTAAGAGCTTAGGAGGTGAGTAAGTATGCTTGAGTATCTAAAAAGAATGGCCGGCAGAGGAAAGTTAAATAAAAGAATCCTAGACAAAGCTGTGTCGGAAGGATGGATTTCCAAGGAGCAAGAGGCGGAGATTTTAAAAATTGCAGCAGAGGCAAATGAGAAAGGAGCAAGAGATGAATGATAGATTTTAATGCTCTGCTAAACCTAATGGATTTAAATACCATTTTGGCATCGTTTTGTTGGATTACCGTCGGCATTTTCACAGTGGCACAGAAGTATGCACCGAAAGGCAAGAAGCCTTGGAGCATAATTCTTTCTTTTATCGGACGAGAGATAAATGCGGAAATCATTCAGTCATGTGATGAGCTATCAAAGCGGATTGATGGTATAAATGCAGAATTGGCCAAAACACAGGAGTCCATTGCTGAAGCAAAAGAGGCAATTAACAAGTCACAGAATTTTGAGCTTGAAACACGAGCCATAGCTGCAAGAGTTCGGATTCTTAGATTTGGTGATGAACTGCAAGAGGATAAAAAGCTTAGTAAAGGACGGTTTGACCAAGCATTAGCGGACATTAATTCTTACGATGAATACTGTGCAAAGCATTCCGATTTTAAAAACGGCGTTACTGAGCCAACAAGCAGTTTTATCAAAGAACAGTATCAAGAGAGACTTAGAAAGCATGATTTTTCACGGTAGCAATATTCTTTTATCGGATTAATAATTTCATCCGCAGCATAATGAAACACTCCTTGACACACGTCTTAATAACACGTATTATATATTCTGTAAGGAGGATGACATGTCAAGAAATATACCTTACAGAGAAGTAGCTAAGACAATGAAAAAGAACGGGTGGGTTTTAGACCACACCACCGGCTCTCATGAAATCTATTACAAAGACGGAAAGATGTGTCCTGTCAAATGTGATAAGAAGGTGATGAAGAACGGAACGTTGTCGAGTATCGAAAGGATAACGGGGCTGAAATTCTAGCCCCGGCTACTACTAAAGGAGGGCGCATATGCAGAGGATTTTTTACCCGTGTGAGATTTTGCATGATGAAGAGGGGTATCAGGTACAGTTTACGGACTTTCCGGAGGGCTTTACGGACGGAGACAGCTTAGAGGAAGCAATCAGCAATGCAAGAGATTTACTTGGAGCGTTACTTTTTTCTTATCTAAAGCAAGGGAAAGATTTACCAAAAGCAACTGTTCCGGAGGATTCTTCTAAGAATGTTTATTTTATCGAAGCTTGGCCGGACTTGATCAGAGACAAGGTCAGCAATCAAGCTGTGAAGAAGACACTGACCATTCCTAAATGGCTAAACGACATAGCGGAGGAGCGGAATGTTAATTTCTCCGCAGTGCTGCAGAGAGGTATAAAAGAATATTGTGGCTTATAGGAAGTACTCCTAAAGGTATCGAGATAGCGTAGGGCGAAAGCTCCGCGCTATTTTTATATTAAAAAAAAGAAAGAGAGGAAAAAGAAAAATGGATTTTGGAATCACAAGCGTAGTAGGAATTACGGTCATCACATACCTTGTAGGTATGGGATGGAAAGCGGTAGACACACTTAATGACAAGTACATCCCTGTCGTATGCGGTGTTATCGGAGCGGTCTTAGGCGTTATTGCCATGATGACAATGCCCGATTTTCCGGCAAAAGATGTTATCAATGCACTTGCAATCGGTATTGTTTCCGGTTTGGCCAGTACGGGAGCAAATCAGGTCGGCAAGCAACTATTTTAATTTAGAGTTTGGCCAACATTGAAAAATTAAGATTGGTGATGTGTTGGCCAGCAAGACTACAAGCCACTTCCAAGAAATTTGAGTTTGGCCAACATTGAAAATTTTATTTTTAGAGAGGAGAAAAATTATGATTAAGAGAAAAGCAAGTTGGACGTATGACGGAATCAAAGAAGACGAGAAGGAGCAGAAAGTTCTGGTACCTAGCAAAGGTAAGGTGGATAACACTCGAGGGCCTCTTGGTTATGGTCACGGCAAAGGTGAAGAGGACAAGGAACACGGTCCGGGAGTGACACCGAATCCGGATAAAACCACCGGCCCGGGTATCGGATTAACTGGTGCTACGGTAGATAACACTCCGAGTCCTGTTCCGAGAAAGAGATAAGGAAAACAGCAGCCATTAGGGGCAGTACAGAAGCGTATTGCCCTTTTTTTATTTACGGAGTTGAGAAAAGTTGAGAAGAGTTGAGAAACACCATGAAGAAATGTGTGGGCATGAAACAAAAATCAATATGGCATTCTTTCGAGGATTCATCAAAGCCCTTGATATGGGAGCTATTACTAGAAAGGATTGTAGTTTTGACAAGGCTTATAAAAAAGACTATGAGGCTCTAAAGAATGACTGGGAAGAAACGGGAAAAGAAATTTCAAATCTAAGAAAGGACAAAATATGAATTTATATCAAAGAGGACAGAAGCTTTTAGGCGGTGGGTATACCTCTTTCACGGTTAATGGAAAAGGCTTTTTCGTAAAGCATGGGCGGTACTACAAAGAACCTAAGCGTGGAGATATAGTCTATTTCTTCAGTAAGGTGAAAAAACGAGTTGCCCATGTGGGGATCGTGATAGAAGTTACAAAGCTTAAGAGTGGCCAATATGTCATTAAGACCGTAGAGGGGAACACCTCTTCCGCTCCGGGAGTAGTACGAAATGGCGGTGCTGTAGTTATTAAGACTTATACATTCTTCCCCGGAAAGGATAGGACTATTGACGGCTTCGGAAGACCATTCTTCGATGCAGATACTTGTACAGTAGATGAATTTATCCAAGCTGCATTGGAAGAGGTTGGATACCTTGAAAAAGGAAGCAATAGAGACCTTCTTAGCAAACTAGGAAACGCCGGAATGAACAACTATACGAAGTATAGCGAGTGGTACGGCATGAACGGCGTGTATTGGTGTCAAATCTTCGTCTCTTGGGTGGCTTATACAGCTTGTAGCCTACACCAAAAGAACCTATTTACCGGATGGAAGCAGGAAGGAGAGTCTTGGTTTTACTACGACGAGTCCGGCGTTCCTGTAAAAGGACAATGGAGCTATATCAACGGCCGTTGGTATGCTTTCGATGATTCCGGAAGGATGATTAAAGGGTGGTTCAAATCCGCTGGTGACTGGTACTACCTCGGTGAGGATGGAGGTATGCTATCCGGGCAGTGGCTTAAGGACAAGGGGAAATGGTATTACCTTACAAAGACGGGATTAACGGCAACGAATGCAAAAGTTAAAAAAGCGAAAGGCGAAGGTTTTGACTATGTGGGAGCAGATGGAGCGTACGATCCTGTGAAATCCTTGTTTGCTAGTCGGCTGGAAGGCATTGAGATAGTAGAGTAA